AATTTTCGGCGTACGAAGATTGGCGTGATAACTTTCTTAAACCTACCTTAACTACGGCGTATAAGATGTTGAAAGATGACCGATATATTTGTTGGAACATAGCCGATATCAAAGTTGGTAGTGATAAATTTATTCCATTGGAACAAGATAGTATTGATATATTAGAAGATTTAGGTTGTACATATGAAGGTAAACTAAAAATGTTAATGACCAAAATGATTGGATTAAATCCAAAACAAGGAAAAAATTCTGTTGAAGTTAACGGAAATTATTTTAAATTTGAACCCATATTAGTATTTAGGAAAGGCTAAAAATGTCAAATAAGGAAATAAAAGTTGGTGATTTTGTATTACCAAGAATGAGTGGTATTATTGAACAAGGTGACCCAGCATATGTAGTTGAAGAAATTACAGATGAAGGTAAGTATCGTATTGTACAAACAATAGGAACTTGGCAACATAGGATGGAATTACCAAAGGAGAAATTAAATAGGTTATGAAAAATCTAACTGAACAACAGCTATTGGATAACTATCAAAAGTTAGTCGATATAGTTGAAGAAACATTTGAGGGTGAACGAAAAGAAAATCTTTTAAAGATGTATAAGTTTTTTGAAGATAGAATGATAGTAGCACCAGCAAGTGGAAAACCAAATTATCATTATTGTTTTGCTGGTGGTTATATAGAACACGTATTACATATTGTAGATACGGCAAAAAAGTTAATGAAAGTGTATGAATCAATCGGAGCAGTAATAGATTTTACTGAAGAAGAATTGGTATTTTGTGCATTACATCACGACTTAGGTAAGGTCGGTGACTTAGAGAATGAATATTATTTACCACAAGAAGATGATTGGAGAAGAAAGAAACTCAATGAGTGGTTTACACAAAACCCTGAAATGCAATACATGGGTGTTACAGATAGGGCTATATGGTTACTACAACATTTTGATGTAAAGATTTCACAATTAGAATTCTTATCCATTAAAGTTTCTGATGGTATGTATGATGAGGCAAATGTTCAGTACTTAAAAACATTTAAACCAGAAAATAGTTTTCATTCAAGTTTACCATATTTGATTCATTGGGCAGACCATATGGCAACAAGGGCAGAATATACTGAATGGAAATATGGTGAGACAAAATCAAAAGAGAAAGTTCAAAAATCTGTTACCAATATAAAAGATGCAGTTAAAACAGAAGTAGAAACTAAACTCTCTGGTGATAATGCTAAAGATTTGTTTGACGAGTTGTTTGGTGAAAAATAAAATCTTCAATGAAGATTGTTTAGATACAATTTCTAATAGAGAAATAAATTATGATTATGTTTTTTTCTCACCACCCGATTATGATGAGTTAGGATTGACACCTATAAAGGATGATGAAAAGTATTTTGGATGGATGAGGGAGATTTATTCTAAATTAAATCCTAATAAAAATGTAGTAACTATTGTAGTTAGTAATCGTAGATATAAAAGATTGACTATTCCAAAACACGAATATGTAACACAAATAATGAAACAATTAGGTTATAAATTATTAAATGAAAAGATTTGGGAGAAGTCAAGAGAAATAAATATGTATCGTTATAATTACGCATTTGTTTTATGTTATGGTAAAGGAAATTATAAATCCAAAAACACTAAACAATTTAAATACGATACTTGGTTTCATCCTCACCAATCCTATAAAGGATATAGTTATAATTTTTCTAAAGATATGGTAATTCGTTGTATAGAAAATTATACTGAAAGAGGTGATGTAGTTTTTGATCCTTTTATTGGAATTGGAACAACGGCAGTAGCCTGTTTAGAAACAGAAAGAAATTTTTTAGGTTCTGAAATAGATTCAGAGGTATATGAAATATGTATGAATCGTTTAGAACAAGAACAAAGGAGCACAAAATGGTTTTAGATATATTATTTGGAATCGCAATAATATTAACAATAACACTTGGATATACAACTTATAATCAATTTAGAAAAGTAGAACGATTAGAAGATTGGGTTGAGAATTATTCCGCAAGAATAATACAAACCAAGAACATACTTGACGAATTAGATTCAGAGGGTAAGTTTCAATCTGACGATGAGGTTGGAACTGTATTCAAGGCTATACAAGAAGCTATAAATGATTTAACCACAATTACAGAAAAGGAAATATAATGCCTCGTAAAGCTAAAAAGAAACAATATTTTACTCAGTTAACGGAGAATGCAATTATCCGTCATAATAAAGAAACTCGTCCTCATATGAGGGAGAGAATCTATAATGACCACATTAGATTTGCATTTGAAAAACTTGCTGAAAATATCATCCATACATTTAAGTTTTATTACTTTGATGTTCCGAGTGAGGATGTGAAGCACGAGGTGGTTAGCTTCCTTTATATGAACATGCATAAGTTTACTGAGGGTAAGGGTAAGGCCTTCTCATACTTCAGTATTGTTGCCAAGAATTATTTAATTCTACATAACAATAACAATTATAAACGTATGAAACAGCACGATGATTATTCAGTAACGGATTATAAAAGAAATCCAATGACTGAAATGAAATCCAGAGATAAAAAAGAAATGAATATGGAGTATATTACTATACTGGCTGATTATTGGAAACATAATTTAACAACTGTATTCAAACGAAAAAAAGATTTGGATGTTGCTAATGCTGTTATAGAGTTGATTGATATGAAAGATAGGATTGATAACTTTAACAAAAAAGCTTTGTATATTTTAATTCGTGAAATGACTGGTAGTAATACTCAACATATCACACGAGTAATTAATGTTATGAAAAAACACCACACTCAATTGAAAAGAAATTTTGAATATAGTGGTTCAGTAGATACCAAATTTACTGGTAGTTTTCTATAATAAAAAAGGGGAAATCAATTAAGACTTCCCCTTTTTATCTTTTATCCGATTAGTACTACTTACGGAATAAACCCACTAACACCAACAATGCGACGAGTCCTGCGAACCCAGAATCGCCGAACTTGTTTATGATAGATGTCAGGTTACCGATAACATTTACGCCAAAGATACCAGTTCCAAAGATAACTTCAGAAATGGCACCAATGGAAACAAAGGAAAGTAGAAGATGAGCTACATCGTCTACCCAACCCTTTACGAGTGTTATGACTTCCCTCATTGGTTAATCTCCCGTTAGTTATTGCCATTTGTCGGTTTCATTTCCGACAATAATAACTATTGTATATATTTCCAAAACGACTTCAGTATATATTTATATACGACTATTTTTTGGGTTGCCTATATTTATTAATGTAATAATATAGGTAATCTTATGGCAATAGATTTTGAAGTATTCGAGGGTAAAACCCTTTCAGATGTATTCAAAGACATCTATGATAATTCCAAACGAAACAAAGAACAATTAGAAGTACTGATGAAAGAAGTAGTTGGTTTCATCAAAGATGGTGATACCGCTGTGCAAATCATTCCAATGTTGAAAGAGTATTTAGAAATCAATGTAAAGAATGATGAACAACTTGTTAAGTTAGCAACAGTCGTACAAAGGATAGCAACAGCACATAGTAAGGCTGATTCTACAGACGAGTTTGGTTTATCAGAGAAAGAAAAAGAACAGTTATTAAAAGATATAGAAGATGTTGCAAAAGGAACACAAGGCATAACAGATAATATTACAGTACCGAAAGAAAATTAAATGGGATACACAGATCGAAAGGATGCGGGAATTAATCCAAAGGGAAGATTAATTTTAACTGCAGGTCACCTTAAAGATTATTTAAAACAGATAGAGTCCGAACATAAATTTTATGAATTGGAAATGGCTGAAGTAGTAGAGGTTCATTTAGATGAAACTAAATCTTCATTTCCAAAAAGAGCTAATGGAAAGCCAAATTACGCATATTATGGTGGAATTCTTGCTAGATATATTGTAAGTGAAAAAGGAAAGCCTGTAGATTATTTAACAGATTGCAAGCCATTGAATCCTAATATAATGACTTATCCTATCGTTGGTGAACTTGTTTATATTGCTCAAATATCAGAAGATACAAAAGGTAGTAAATTTTATTTTAGTCCTTTTAATTTTTATGGAAGTCCTTCACATAATTTAAAACCCAATCTTAGTATAATTGATGTGGAAGATAAAAGAGATGTGTATGTTCAATTTGTTGAGGATGAGAAACACAAAGAGGTTGTAAATACTGGTGAGGAAAAGTTTAAAACTGGATATTATCACGAAGTAAAAAATTATCCAAGATTAATGGCAGAAGAAGGTGATGTGGTTGTTGAAGGTAGATTTGGAAATACTATTAGACTTGGTAGTGATAGAGAAACTAATGCTGAAGGTCTTGATGGATCTAAAATAACTTTACATACAGGTCAAAGAAAAAGATTTGATTTTAATCTAAAACCACGAAAAGAAAATTTTACAAACGAAGAAAGTTCTACAATAGTTATTGGAACTATGACTAAACAAAATATTTCTATGGCATTTACACCTCAAGTAGATAATTTTGTTAAATTTCCTATGTCTGAAATATTTATTAACAGTAATCAAATTGTATTAAATACAAAAAGAGCAGGAAATATTGGACTAATAAGTAGTGGTAATATTTCTATAGGTGCTCTTGGTGAAACCGTAATAGAATCACCTGAAAATGGTGCTATAAAATTAGGTGGGGTAGATGCAACAGAACCAGGTGTACTTGGTAAAGAATTAAAAAAGGTACTTGATATACTTTTAAAGGCTGAGATTCAAAAGAATACTGCAACCATTGGTAAAAATGAAATTGAAAGAGTCGCTTCATTACCAGGAGGGCCAATGCCGAATCCTCAAAAAGTTCTGAGTAAAACTAAAGAGAACATAAAGTTACAAGAACTAAATACCAAAATGACTCAGATGATAACAGCCGGCCCATATTTAAGTAAAATTGTAAAAACAAAGTAATAGGAGTTACTATGACTAAAAAAGACCTCGTAAAAATAATACGAGAAGTAGTTAAACAAGAAGTAAAAAAAGAAGTAAGTAAGATACTTATTAGTGAACAACGCACTTCAGCGGTATCTTCAAAAAAATCAAAACCTATTGTTAGAAAAAAACCACGTAGGGAAAAAGTACAGTATACATCTAATTCAATATTAAATGAAGTTTTAAATGAAACTGTAGGTGGAATTGAAGGTGCACAAGGTGGTACAGGTGAATATGAAGAATATCCAGATTTAGGTGGTGTAACTTTTGATAGTTCAAAAATGTCTGAATTAATGGGATATGGAGCTGACAATAAAGAAGTTCAGCGAGAAGTTGGAGCAGTACAAACTTTAAAAGATGCTGGTGTAACTTCAGAACAGGTTCCTGAAAGTGTAATGAATGCACTAACAAAAGATTATTCAGCTGTTATGAAGGCAATAGACCAGAAAAAGGGAAAAGGTGGCGAAACCTTTCGTCCATAGGAATAAATAATGGCATCAGTAAGAGAAATAAATGAGAATAAAGATGTTTATGTAGGAGTTACTCTTCCATTGCAGAGTGGTAGAACTGGACACTTTAAACAATCTCAAACGATTAGAGAACAAGTGTATAGTAACATAAAAAATCTCATATTGACTGCCAAAGGAGAACGTTTAGGTCAACCAACTTTCGGATGTGATATTAATACAATACTATTTGAACCAATAGAAGAGTCAACCGCAGATGGTATTGAAGAGTCAGTTAGAGAGGCTATATCAACTTGGATACCGTATGTAACTATTGCAAATGTATTTGTATCTTTAGATGAACAAGACAATAATAAAATATTATTAACAATTGAATATTCAGTAGATGTTGAAGATTCTAATTCACTTGATACTATAACATTTAATTTTAATGTAGGAATATAAGATGCCAGATTACGGAATAAATAAAAAATCAATTTCAAAAGAAGTAAGATATCTCGGTAGAGATTTTACTTCTATTAGACAAAACCTTATAGAATTTGCTAAATCATATTTTCCAAATACATATAATGACTTCAATGAAGCTTCACCAGGAATGATGTTTATTGAGATGGCGGCATATGTTGGTGATGTTATGAATTATTATGTAGATAATCAATTTAGAGAATCTTTATTACACGCAGCAGAAGAAAAGAAAAATATTTATAAGATTGCACAATCAATGGGATATAAACCTAAAGTTTCA